GCCAAGTGGGAACACGCGTTGGTTGACGTGCAGTTCACCAACAAGCCGACTCCCACCGGGGACGTACACAACGGCTACTGCACGGTGAATGACAATGCTTGCGAGATTTACCAACGCATGGCAGAAGTCGTCGAAAGCTGCGATGCAACCATTCGTCAGGTCAAGCCGTTCGACTTCGATGGCCTCAATTTCCAACTGACCTTCTCCGAGATCCACGCCAATGGCTAAGCGCAAGACCCGTCTGACTGGCAACACGCTGCACAACGACGGTGACCATTCCGGACTGCTGTTCAAGATCGTGTTCGTGATTCTCGCCGTAGTTGGCGTGCTGTACGCGATCGGTAGCGAGCATCAGTTCCGCAAGACCAACGACTATCGACGGATCTACTCGGCCGACGTTGCGCCTTGCAGCACTCCGGAAGATGCGGAGCAGTGCCGTCGCTTGGCCGTGCCGCTCAACATCGAAGAAGATCAACCCGCAGAGACTGCCGCTGAGGCAACTCTGTAAAGCACAACCAACGTCGCGTGTCTGAGCCTTGCAGCGCGCGACGACCTCAGTCAAGGCAACAGGAATCCATATGAATGCACAGGTCGTGACCTCGAAAACCCGTCTCGCTCACCTCAACTCGCTGCTGGCTGCCGATGCTGCCAAGCTCGATCTGCCCGCATTCCGTGCGAGCGTTGGTGCATCCGGCTCCAACCAGGACTGGCTGCGCAAGGCGATGAAGAAGCATCCCGAGTGTAGTGCGGAAATCAAGGCCCTGCTGGACGTGCCGTTCAAGGATCTCCTCAAGCCGCACGTGGGCTGAGTGCTGGACTGAAACACAGCTGGTGGTTTGCTAAAAAGAAGCGGTAGCGCATCCTGTTAATTCAGGCTCTGTGCTACCGCTTTTTTCGTTTCCGCACGCTGGAATACGCTGCCGTTCGGGTTTGCGCCGAAAGCAGGATGCTAATTTTGAGCATGTTCCCGGGCGCTCTTTGCGCTGTTCGGGAACTCCGTGCTATACAAAGAGCATCCACTGGGAGACCCCTGAATGAATACCACCAACCCGTCCGCTGGCGTGTATGTGACCGAACGCGACTTGTCGGAACGTATTGCCAACGCGTCCACGACCATCGGCGCCATCGTCGGTCCCTCCCAGAAGGGTCCGGTGATGGAGCGCACGTTGGTGACTTCGGTCAAGCAGTTCGTGGAAATCTTCGGGCGCCCGACTCCGCAGACTTCGCAGATGCACTACCATGCCGCGCAGTTCCTGACCGAGTCGAGTCGTCTGTACGTCACCCGCGTGGTGGCACCCGACACGCTGACTGCTGGCGCCTACCTGAGCGTGGACGACCTGAGTTCGCCGGCGCCCATCCTCAAGCTCAACAACTTCGACGACGGCACCAACCAGCCGCTCGGCAAGTACGATCCCTTCAACACCCTGGGCTTCGATCCGGCTCAGCCGGGTATCGACCGCGTGCTGGGCTTCTTCTGCGCAGCGAACCCCGGCACCTGGAACAACGAAATCTTCATCCGCGTTCGTCCCTCGACCAAGTCGGGCGTTGCCGCACCGGATGATCCGTACCTGTTCTACGTGGACGTCTTCCTGAACTACCGCTCGCGCCGTCAGGCACCGAACGAATCGTTCCTGGTCTGCCGCGACTTCTACGTCGATGGCTTCGGTGAACAGCTCCAGATCGAAGAGGTCATCAACCGTCAGTCGAACATCATCCGCTACCGTCCGAACGAAGCCGCCCCGATCAAGGTCAAGATCCTGAACGTGGCGACCGAGTACCTGGATGGTGCAACCAACGGCTCGCGCCCGGCTGACGGCCTGGTCGTGCAGGGTTGGGAACTGTACGTCGACCCGGAACGTGTGGACGTGAACATCCTGATCCAGGGTGGTTACGAGAGCATCAACGTGCAGCAGACGATGACGACCATCGCGGAAGATCGCATGGACGCAATCGCGGTGCTGGATGTGCCTCGTGCACAGCAGGACGTCAGCGACGCCGTGTACTTCCGTCGCAACGACCTGAACATCGACAGCAGCTACGCGGCCCTGTACGGCCCCGACCTGCTGATCTACGACGAGTACAACGACCGTGAACTGTACGTGGCGCCGTCGGGCTACGTTGCCGCCGTGATGGCGAA